TAACCGAGCAAGATCACGGTTTATATCTGGTTGGTCAGACAAAGAAATTCCAAAGAATCTCTTAAGTCTGTCCTCAAGATAACCACCCATACCGAGCTGTAGGAACATGTTCAAAACAGGTTCTATACAGATGGTCCGTGATATACTGCGAGTCTTAGGTACAAACTGTAAACGGTTACCTCCGACTATACTCGACTCCCCGTAGTGGTCTAAACGGATAGATTCCGCGATTGACCATTCTGGGAAGTTCTTGATATAGCACCGGTAAGACCGGTAGAGGAACTTACTTGTACCAGCTAGCTCTGAGCTAAATAACTTCGAATAGAAGTCATGAAACTTGGAGCCAACCGATGCACCAGGTCCGCACTTCCCACGATTAAACAAGTCGTCGAAAGAGCTTACAAGGTGCATTCCCTCGGGGTTCCAGAAATTGTGAATGGAGCGTTTTAATTCTCCCCACAATGTCTCATCCCAAGAGTCGTGCAAGTCAAGACGCCAGTTTCCTGAGGTCTCATTGACCTTAAGGAACTTGACAAGAGCCTTATCATTCGCGTCTCTATCCGTCATATCTATAAATTTCTTATAGAATGAACGTGCGAGGGCGAGAGATCTGTACTCTTGAAGCGTAATGTCAGGCCAAGGTGATACATCAACTCCAGATCTCAAAAGATCCAAAGTCCCAGCATCAAGATGGTCTGAAAGATCATCAAGGAGGTCAAGAAAAAGAGCGCGAGAGCGACTGCCCATCGGCTGTCTCCTTACGTCAGTGAGCTTTATAAAGCTCGGTTTCAGCAAATACTCGCAACCTCACAAGCGAGCCGGAACGGCAAGCTGAATGAGATAAACGAGCTGGTCAGCAAGATAGCTGACACCCATAAACACAGCTACAGCGATAGCGCTGTAATGTGCCACCTTTTGGCGGTCCATTACGCAATACCACTATTAGCCGTGTCACCGATACCAGCACTCTGCTGAGTGAAGGCACCGATATGGGCTGAAAGAGCCGCACGAACATTCGCAGGATCCGCCGTATCCGATCCTGCTGGTACGTCGATAATCGACGTAATCAGCATCGTCTTAGACGGCTGGCCCGCAAGAGGAGTAACTCCCTTACGGGTTATAATCTTGTAAGTGTTCATCGGAACTGACGGAAGTTGCCCAGAACTATTGAGAGAAGGGAGGACACGAAGAATCTTCGGCCACCAAAACGCAATAGTAAAGGGACGAGACACCGTATGCACATCCACGCCGACCTGGGTTCCGGTAAGAGCCGTAACCGCGATCTGCTTGGCATTTGCATCCGGAGCTGACATCGCAACGTTGGTATAACCAGGCGTTGTGAAGCCAGTCTGGGCAGACCCCGTAACAGGGGTAGTGAAATTAACTGTCACTTTGTGACTCCAATGAAAAGGACTTCATTAACGGAATCGTAACGACCGACGGGCAGTAGCCAAAGCGGATAAATTTATCCACTTACGACCAAACCCAGGCAGCTCAAAATCAAAAGCTGCAATGGGAACGGAAGAGATTGGCACTCTGCCTACGGTTTTGTTACGTGATGTTGTTTGGCCAGAACTTACGGAGTGAAAGAAGACCTGCGCGAGGGCTGGATCGGGACGTGGATAACACCTGACGCTTTCCGTTACGGATTCGCGCCGAGTAGTATCTCGACCCCAAGCTAACCCAACGTGCTGGTTACTCCATTGCTCCAATACATCTCCAACATTGGAGAAGTAATCGATCAGAAATGAGTAGGGCATCGCTTCCCAAAGAGTGGGCACAAACGACCTGGGCGAAAGCCCAAGAGCGCTAAATGTCAACAATTTGGTTCCTGATGCACGAGAACTCACTGCCCCGGCAAAAATCCTCATCGATCGATTTGATTGTCTACAAAGACAACTCAAATTGTTAGTCCCATTAATATAACTGGTATTGGTAAAGATAG